TGCTGGCTGCGATGTACGCCTGAGGGCGGGGGTGGGAAACTTGGGGGCTGGCGAGAGTCAGCCCCTTTTTCAGATGCGTGAGTGCCCGAACGCCAAAAGAACATAGATAGTAAGCGTGTACTATACCTCGATTGCCCTATGTGATTCATGAACTGTTTGATTACACTGGATATAGTGTAGTATTCTCATACCCAAAAAATAGGTATGTATGACATGAATGAAGAATCGCGCTCCTCACAGGATACAAGTGCTGGCATTCCGCCTGATGAAATCGAGGCACTGCAGGCAGTCATCGCAGCATTGCGCAATCTCGACCACGAAGCTCGTAATCGAATTCTAGATTCCGCCGCCACATTTCTAGGCATTGCGCGGATTCCATCCAGAACGGTGGCAACTGATTTCAGTTCCTCCGCACTGTCCGGTTCATCCTCTCAGCGATCTCCGTATTCACAAGATACGGCCATGTCTCCGAAGGATTTTTTGGCTGAAAAGGCTCCGAAGACCGATGTGGAGCGGATTGCTTGTTTGGCTTATTACCTGACCCATTATCGTTCGACCCCTCACTTCAAAACGCTGGAATTAAGCCTTCTAAATACAGAAGCGGCACAGGCTAAATTTTCAAATACTGCCTATGCTGCCAATAATGCCGTCAAGCTAGGATATATCGTTCCCTCTACCAAAGGGCAGCGACAATTGAGCGCCATTGGCGAGCGCTTTGTACAAGCATTACCTGACCGTAGTGCGGCAAAGGCTGTATTGGAGGCTATGCGCCGAAAATCGCGTACCAAACGGAAGAAGAGCCCAGCGGGGCGGGAGGAAGAGGAGTAGCCATGTCTACTTCACCTACCAAGTCACAACCTGTTCGTATAAGTGTCTTTAATCATAAAGGTGGAGTCGGAAAAACAACCCTGACCATGAATCTGGCTGCCACGCTCGCGGACATGGGCCGCCGGGTATTGATCGTAGATACTGACCCGCAGTGCAACTTGACTTCGTATCTGATAGCGGATGATGTGGTCGATGACTTACTGGATAAAGCTGATAGTCCCGCCGGACAGACCATCTGGTCTGCTCTTCGGCCCATATCGGAAGCTACTGGATCGTACAAAGTTATAAAGCCTCAACTCACACCTGTCGGGAATCTGTTTATACTTCCGGGCGATGTACGCATGTCGGAATTTGAAGTCGATCTCGCTGAGTTCTGGGCGCAGTGCTTTCAACGTAAATTAAAAGGCTTTCGTGGAACCACAGCCATAAGTGAGCTAGTGTCTCACGTTGCGAGCCAACTCCAAGTTGATTACATCTTCTATGATTCTGGCCCGAACATTGGCCCCCTCAATCGCTGTATCCTGCTTGACTGCGATTACTTCATAATTCCAGTAGCTTGCGATTTGTTTTCGCTACGGGCACTGAGAACGTTGGGCCGTACACTCGTGTCATGGATAAAGGACTGGGACACTGTATCCGAACTTGCGCCAGAGGAGACCTTCCTTTTAAAGGGCAAGCCTAAATTTATGGGCTATGTTCCCGGTGGCTTTAAGGTCTACGGGGGAACCATTGCTCAGCAGCACTCAAGCTTCCTCTCTCAAATCGAGAAGGACATTCACAGCCAAGTCGTCACCCTGTTGCGAAAAGTTGATCCAGAATTGGCGCACGGAACTATATCCCAGTTCAAGCTCGGTGAAATCAAGAATTTCGGGAGCTTGGTTCCTGCTTCCCAGAGGGAAGGCCTTCCATTTTATTCAGTATCCTCGGGCACGCCAGACCAGAGGGCGATGGCGAGGAGAGCATTGTTCACTCTCGCAAAGAAAGTCGAAGCCCGGATTCTGGACACCAGTAAATGACGGATACCCTAACCCATCCCGAAAGGCAGTTAATTAGGACATTGTTGCAGACGTATGATGGGCATCGTCCGCAGATCGAGCTATTTCGGGATCAGTTGCTTGTGGCACTCAATAGCTCGGGCGCACTTAGGGGGCAAATACATTCCATACGATCTAGGCTAAAAGACCCAGACCATCTCCGGGATAAGCTGGCAAGAAAAATATTTCGTCAGAGAGAGCGGAACGAACCATTTGGCGTAACTCATGAAAATTTACTGACTGCAATTAACGATCTTGTCGGAGTGCGCTTGCTCCATCTCCACACAAGGCAAATCATCGCCATTGATGCCGCACTTCGTGATGTTTTCAACGAAAATAAATATGCGCTTCTTGAGGGGCCGTTTGCGAGGACGTGGGATGATGAGTCACGCCAATTCTTCGAGGAGTGTGGCATTACGACTCGGGTGAGCCCATCATTGTATACAAGTGTGCACTACGTGATCGGTTCTGCATCAAGGACAACGGTAACGGCTGAAATTCAAGTGCGTACATTGATGGAAGAGGTTTGGGGCGAGGTAGATCATACACTGAACTATCCCGATCCTATCGATAGTCTCGCGTGCCGTGAACAGCTTAAAGCTCTAGCGAGAGCAACGTCTAGTGCCAGTCGTCTCGTAGACTCGATCTTTGCCACCGCTCAGGATCACAAAAGCCGTACCCAAGCCCGTCCTGTGAGAAGAAGGTCTAGAAGCACAGCACCCAACTCGCCGGAAAATGTTCCTGTTCCACCCAGTCAGAATGCTGAAACGCCCGAGAATGGATAAGCTTTGTTCTGCCCTTAGGCTTTGTATGTTTTGTTCCGTTGCAGGACTTCTTTCAATTCGGCTAGACCTTGCACTTGGTCGCAATATGCAGTATCCACGTGAATACGGCTTCCGCATGATTGATACGTACTCATTGTCCGTATATGGTTGGCAGTTCTTGAAAGCCGTCACGCCGAAAAACTGAGTCTCCCCTCTAACAAAGAGCCCGCCACTTTGCGTGGCGGGCTCTTTGAATTCGGCGTAACCTCTAGCTCGTCAGTTCTTCCCTGAGAGCATCGATGAAAGACTTGAAAAGTCATAGCTGATACCGAACTGTCCTTTCCAATCGCTTGATGGCAAAAGATCGGTCTTGCTAGACCACTTGAAGGCGACCGGGATCGATATTCCATTTTTGACGTTGAACACAAGTTTGGCTTGCGCTACTCCCAACCAACCTGCCGTCCCCAACAGAACTTGTGCATTGCTCGGCAACGTGATGTCCGTCCCCGGAGCCAAGTTGCCAGATGTGATATTAAGAACAGTCGGATTGTACTGGTACTGGCCGTATCCGGCTACACTTAATGTCGCACGGGGCGCAGTTTTCGAGCCTAATGGCTGATCCAGCTCTCCCGCAAACTGATAACTCTGCACAGTTCCGTAGGTTGCACCTGTCGGCACGTTAGCAAACCACGTTCCTGCCGCATTTCCAGTAAGTTGGGTTCCGCTTTTCCAAACGTAGGCTCCTACAAATGTAGCCGTATGCGTCGCTGGTTTGTTTTGTGGTGTGGAATATGTATAAACAAGTGTGAAAAGTGGCTTCCCTCTAGCGTCATCTAGTATTTGCCCATTCACTGTACTCATTGATTCAAGAGCTGTGTTAATCGCTAGAATGTTCGCGTCATAGTTAGCAGGATCGGCCGCTCTCAGTGTGTCTACATAAACCTTGCCGAAAGCTGCATAGTCCGCGACAAACTTTGCGAAATCGTTGTTTGCCTCATCCTCTTTGGCTGCCGCCAACCAATCAGCTTGTGCTTTGTTGATCGTGGGGTCTGTTTCTGCCTTAATGCGTGCCTGAAATACTTTCAGGTCGGCGAGCGTCGCCGCGCTGATCCCTTTCGCAAGCGCTGTCGCGTTATCTTTTATGGCTTTCTGCCAAGATGTCACGAAGTCCGGAGATCGTGGGTTATAGGGTCTGTAAAGTGCATAATTTACAGACAACGAATCGAAGGATACATCGTTCGATGGCAGGATTACGCTAGCGACCGAGGGCGTGCTGGATGTCGCCGATCCAGATGTAGAAACGCCTGAAGACCCGCTCTGAGCCACAGTGAACGTAGCTGTGACGTTGATATGCTGAAGGAGATCCAAAGCCGTGGGGGTGAGGTCGGCAAACGGCTTTCCAGAAAGATACCGTCGAAGGCCATCCGCATTTGCCTGAGCGGTCAAAGTATTACCATTGACTGTATCGGTAAAAGCGCCGGACTCCGCAGCGAGTGAAATCAGGTCTGTTGTCGTTGGTTTGCTAACAAGACTCGTTGAGCCACTGGCAGTGGGACTCGCACCTGTCTGGTTGACGGTTGCCTTCGTTGAAAGCACCTGAGCGGAGTTTTGCAGGGTAGAGTTGCCTATTGAAGTTAAGGCTTGTTGAATATCGTTGGCGGCGGTGTTCTTCAAATCCATCGTCGCAACCTTAAGAATAGCATCCTTTCTTTGTCCGACCACGAAAGGGGTCAAGTCGTCGGCAGGATCACTAAGGCTAGGCTTTAGCGTTGCTGCTGCCGTCTTGTCAACATAAAACTCTTGCGTGAGTTCAGCGCAATAGGCCGATGCGAACACAAATTTGTCGCACGCTTTGAGGTCGTCGCTCGTCGGAGTATGTACTTTGCGTGCTTGGCAAAAGCACGCGGGCCCTGCAACAATCAAGGTCAAGCAAGCTACAGCAGTTAAGGTTCCTCGTCTCATCTCTTTCCTCGCAATCCCTGTTTACCCCGTTGTAATGCGTAGCTCAAGTCAATGATTCTTCTACGCCGCTCGGAACTTCTAAGTCCCCTGAATCACGGGATTCCAGATGTCCTGTCGGTAGATGACGAAGGAGTCTAGGTCTACGACCGTGTTTCCTGCTTGTTGCTGCATATATACAACGTCTGAGTTAGGCCCCGGAGACAGAAGCGTGACCGCGAGTAGGTTTTCGCCGTTAAGGATTGTTAGTTGAAAAGACTTGTTATCTGTGGATATCGGAAGTTGGATTGGAGCGCCGGAGCCGTCTGTTCCATAGCTGACCGCGACTATAATGGTGTTGGAAGCGTCGATGCTGATGGTTTCTTTTGTGCCAGTAGCATCGGCTAAAGTCCACGACGTTTGTTTCAGTGGCATGTATAGTCTCCTAAACTCAAAGTTGTTGAGCACGCACACCTATCCTGTGCAGGAAGTTGCGAAGGATAAGGATATGGATCGGTTAAACAGACCATATGGATTCCGGCAGTCCACGGATAACTGAAAACCTGCGGAATACGCTTAGGGCGGAGTTGCAGCCAATTTAATGCGCGTAGTGCCAATCTCAGGAATAAATTCTACGTTCATCTCTGTTTTGGGAATAGTACCGATCTTGGTTCTTTCGTGTTTTTAGACAACCGTGCGTAAGCACGGTTCGTTATTCTCCGGTCGCCGCCCCGAACATCGCCAGCCGGGTATCCATCCTCTGCCGCTCCAAGGCGGTCTGCTTCATGCGTTCCGTCTTCTGGTAGCTGGCTACTTTCCTGAGCAGGATTTGGCGAAGCTGCTCTTTCTCTTGGTCAGTAGCCATATCGTAAACATTGAGGGCATTGGACAGGGGTAGGCCCTTCGTCACGGACTCTAGCCTGCTTACCTTGGAATCCTTAAGAATCTTCCCCACATCCGCAGGAGCCAGCACACCCCCCGCCGCCAACTGCTTCGCCTCATTGATCGCGGAGGTATCTCCACCCCTAAGCCTGTCCTCAAGGTCATAGATTTTGTGGTGGCGTTCCAATGTCTCCGCTGGCTGCTCCGCGCTTGCCGCTCTGCCGCTGGAGAGTTTATAGGCGAGTGATTCTGCCGGGGAGTAGTTGGGCTTGGTCGTAGCTCCCATTGCTGACAAGGCGGAATCGGAGAGGCTCTCGTTGGGCTTCTCCTGCCCGGTCATCTTGTCGAAGACCCCCTGCGCCGGGATGGGGGTGATGTTCTTAAACAAGTCCACCATCTGCTCGCCAAGGTTCCGCTCATGTCCCATCTTGTCACGCCCGGTTCCGAGTTCAAGCCCGGTGCGGGAGAATACGGGGTTCAAGCGGTTGAAGGCGAAGTCTCGGGGGTTGGTGGCCGCGTGCCATAGGTCGCTAGGCATGGTGCGGACGGAGTACACCTTCTTCCCGTCACTACTCACCACGCCGAAGGGCTCCTCCATGTGGGCGCTCCCGCTTACGGCGTAGTTGAGCGCCCGCGCCGCCATGAAGTTGTACATCCCGATGCGGGCGAGGTCTGCCCCGCCAATCTTCGGGAACTTCGCTGCGAATCCCAAGTCCTTCGCCTGCGATTCCAACCAGTCCGGGGCTAACAACGTCAACCGCATGATGTCCTGCGCGGTCTTGCTCCTGCCCATACTCAGGTAGTTGAGCCCGCCGTACCGCGCATTGGCCATCTGCCCGGCTACCTTGTAGCGGGTCATGGTATACATCTCGGGGTTGGTGTCTTTCAACCTGTCCGCGAACTTCAACGCCGATGTGAGCTTCAGCTTGTCGATAAAGCCGCCAGACCCGAATAGGTTCTGATTGAGCTTGTTAAGTACATCACCCACCCCCGGTACCTTCGCAATCCCTCCATGCCCCTCTACGCCCTCTGTAAAAGCATTGCCTGCGCCTTCTATGCCGGGTTGGATACCTCCAGCCTCAATGAGCCGGACATGCTGCGGGTTGGTCATGTCCCAGTCTTCGAGGTTGAATGGATTGACCCCGGACTGGATGCCACGTAACCCTTCTTGGAGCCAGTGGAAGCCGCTACCCCCTAACAGGGTATGCTTGGCGAAGCTACTCAACTCCAGCGCCTTGTTGACGCCGGGTATATCGCGAATGGCACTTCGCTCCGGGGCGAGTATCGCCTTGGATTGATCTAGGATATCGGGGTGGAATGCGACCGGGGCTTTGACCAAAGTATCAGGCCCTGCATAGGAGTACTTGTTAGTGTGGGGTGACTGCACCTGCTCGTACCCTGAGGTATCGTAGCGGTACTTACCATCGCCGATGTCGATGATCTTCCGATCATCAATCATGCCCTGTAGGTCGGCGCGGTTTGCCCACCCGGCCTTCAGGCTGGCAATCCCTGCCTTGGTCAATGGGTGGTCGGGTATAGCGAAACTATTCGCGATGACCGTGCCGGAATTCTCTAACGTCTGCCCGGTACCGGACGGCACTGCAAACGGTCTACCATCCTCGGCTTTCATCCGCATGGCGTTGTTGACGAACTCAGAGCGAGCTACTTCTTTCCCGATAGCCCTATGGTAGTCGGCTGCGGTATCTGAGGCGTCGAAGACGTACCTACTTCCATTCTTGACTGGTTCTTCCCCGTTTAATAGCCCATCCACGGTAGTTTCATAGATTCGACGGCGGGTATGATCTGGCTGGTTGCTTTCGCCCAAAGCTACCTTGGCGTCCTCAACGGGAGAGTCCTCTTCTCCCTGCCAGCGGGCGCGGGCAACGTAGTTAGTCTTTTTGCTCTCCGTACTCAATAAATCGTGGCCGACCGCTTCCTCAAAATCGGTGTCGTACCATTGCTTCAACTTGTCCACTTGAGCTACTTCATCAGGAGATAAACTCTGAGCCTTCTTGAGTACATCAAGTACCTGCGTCTTCAAGGCAGGCTTTACGGTGTCGCTGGCTGCAATCTTCTGCTGCCAGTCGGCCAAGGTCGTAGTATCTCCCCCTGCTTCGGCGTAGAGCTGGATGGCTCCCCGTGTGGATACATCGGGTACCGCCTGCTTGAACTCTTTGTTGAATGTGCGAGCCTGTACATCGTCCTCTTTCAACATCCGCTGATAGGTACCAACCAGCTTGTCTGCGCTGGTGTGCTGCAGCTCCGCGTCATCTGGTAGCCAGCCGAACTCCTTCGCCGTATGGGCAGCGCCCAACCCTGCCAACCCTCCGGTTAGGAGCATGTTGGTGCCAATCTCCAGAGCTTTTTGTGTATCGCCTGACTTCACAGCCTGTACAAAATGAGGGGACTCGTCGGCGATGCCCTTGAGCTGAACGGCGGTAAAGCCCGCGCTGGCGAGCTTGCCTACAGTTTTGGCCGCACCCAATACCTCTGGTGCCGCCATCTTGGCCAGATCAAGCCCGATGGATTCGAGCAGGGGAGCGGTGCCTAGGGTTGCTAGAGCGAGCCCCACGGAGAGAGGAGAAGTAAAGCCCGATGCGAAGTCTTCTGCCCCGGCTTCAATGCCAGTCGCACCCTGCCGTTTCAAATCCACGGTCGGAGTATTCAACCAATCCCAAGCCCTCGAATACCATGGCTGGTCAGCGTTGGAGGGGGTCGATTGTGCAGAGGTTGATGTACCCGCTGCTTGATCGAAAATATCCCCCGGCTGAGTAGGTGCTGCGGAGGGGGTATCCGAAAGAGAAGCCGCATGGTCGAAGATATCGGCATGGGTGGATGTAGAAGCGTGAGGGGTCGTAGCCGAGGATGCTGCTTGATCGAAGATGTCTCCCGAAGTCGAAGGCGCAACCGAAGTTGCGCCCGAATTTGCGGCCTGATCGAAGATATCCATCGCTTACAGTCCCGTCATTGGCGGCGTGCTGTTACCACCCGCTGAAGGGGTGAGTGGCAGTCCTAAGCTGTCCGTGGCTGGGGCTGCTGGAGCTGCCGGGGTCTGAGTATCGGGGATAGTCCAGCCGTGCTGAACTGCCATGTCTTTCGCTTTGGCCTTATCACCGCCTGCGGCATCCAAGAATACCTTCGCCGTGGTGACATCCAACACCTTGCCACTCCCGGCAGGAAGCGGCGGAGCGGTAAACAACCGCTGGCTCTTGACCGTGGTCTTTTTACCTGTTGGGTCAGTTGGGTCAGCCTCAGTGACGGTCTCGCCGTTCTTCGCGATGTCCATCGACTCGGCGGCGGAAAGCAACCCAAACGACTTCGGGTACTTCTGCTGCAGGATGGTCTTCGCCTTGTCGATATCGTTCCCAGCTTCGGTCAAGGCCGCGCCCCAATCGGCGGTGACTTGGCGCTGCTGCTTCTTGTCCTTCAGTTCTTCAGTGATAGCTCCGACTCGGGCGTTGGCTTCGGTGGTGCGGGCTTTGGCATCCGCAGTCTCCGCGTTCGCGTGCTGAATATCGGCCAAGGATTTTTCTAGCTGCACTCGCTGGGTGGCATAGCGGTTCACCACATCAAGCTGTGCGCCCATCGTAGAGCGTCCCGCTGGTACCGTAGCCAATACCTTGTCTACGATCTTCCCGTTGTCCAGTGTAGGCACCGTCACCTGAAAGTCTTTATCGTTCGCCTGCTTATAGGGGTCTTCGGTCACGGTGTAGTACATGCCCTTGCCACCCCCGGCAGACATAAACACAGCCTTGTGCTGCTTGATGTCGTCCCACATCTGAGGCGTGACCTTGGAATAGTCATCGATCTCCTGCCCGTCCTTGAGCCCCAAGTCCTGCGCTAACTTATCCTGCTGCAATTTGATGGTGGCGATCTCGTTGGGGAGCGTGGATGCCCGCAAAATGTTCTCGTTATTCGCGGCAGCAATTTTTAACCCGTTCAAGGCGTGCTCGTCCACCGCTTGCTGATGGGTGTCTTTTTGCTGCTGCGCTATCTTCTGCATCTTGAACTGGTCGGCTGCCTGCTGGCGGGCACGGTCATCCTGCCCCTGCTTCTGTTCCTCTGCTCCTGCGAACCCCAAACCGATACCAGGCCCCATGCCCAATCCCTTAGCCTTGCTCCCTGCCGCCATGCCGAACAAGGCTCCGGTGAGCAAGTTCTTGAATAGCTGGCCGGGGCTCGGATTCGCTGCCTGAGCTACCTCTTCGCCTGTATCCGGATTGACCTTGTAGGTGGGCTGCGGCTGCCCGCCAAGATTAACCAGCACGTGGCCTACATGGGAAAGAAAACCTCGATCCTGTTGCTCAGGCGTCGAAGAATCTCCCGCCATCGTGTCGTAGTCCTGTGCCGAAGTCGTAGTGCCGCCCGTTGATTGCGGAGCCGTCTGCGGCAAAGGAATCGTAGATGTCGTGCTCATAAATTATCCCCCGAAGACGGCCTTGGTTCCGGCTCCCTGAAACGCGGAACCTAGCCCGCCGAGAGCCCCGCCGAGAGCGCCCATCCAACCTTGGTCGGCCTGAACCTCAGCCTCAATGGCGTTGTTTACATCGCCGCCCGCGCCCACGGCGGATTGAGCGAATGCGTTGGGGTTAGGCATACTCCCGCCATAGGCCCCGAGTGCGCTCCAATAGTTCTGCTGTCCCTGCTGGTATCCGGCTTGGGTAATGGCGTTCTGGCTCTGTGCCTCTTGCGATGCTCCGGCGCTGGCCAATTGCCCCTGCATCTGAGTAGCGGCTCCCGATGGAATGTAGGTGTTCCCGCCTCCAGCGGTGGCCATCTTCTCTCCGATGGCTTTGGCGGCGTTTCCGTACTGAGTGGCGGTGGTCTCCGTGGCTCCGCTTCTGAGTGCGGCGGTCTCCGCTCCGGTGAATCCGAATTGACCCGGCCCGGCATTGATGATGGGGGTAAGCTGCCCTTGGAAGTAGTTAAGTGCGCTCGTGTAGTCACCGAACATCTGAGAGTAGTTCTGCGTCAGCGTGGAATAGAAATTCGCTTGCGCTTGCTCATTGGCGTCCGCGCCACCTTTATTGAGGAATCTAACCGTATTAGTCCAAATGACTGCCATGCTACCGTACCTTCTTCGCCCGGAAAGTGCGGGGCTTCAGCCTCAGTGTTTTCATCTCCAGTACCTCGAAACCGTGATTCCGTGCAAACTCAATCGTGGGCTCGTCGTCGGACTGGAAGTGAATCTCTCCAATTCCTGACTTCTCGGCTATCTCTATCACCGTGGTGAGTAACTCACGCAGTGCCAAAGCCTTCTTGGGCTTTGACAGTCCGGGCTCCGGAGCCATGCTGTCTAAGCTGAGGGTGAGCGTGTAGGGTACAAACAGTACCGGGTCGTCATCATCCTCTACTGCCAGAACCCGTGTGGTCGGGTAGCCCATCACTTCAGGGTCGAAATGGTTCCGCTCTAGGTTTCCTTGCATGTACTCCGCAAACCTCGGAATGTCTTCGATTGTTGCCCGTCTCGTCTCCATTTAGTGACCCTTGGTACCTAGGCCCCAGTAATGTACGGCGAGCCCTAGCCATGTAGCAGCCGTCCCTACCATGGCTCCCATGGCGGCAGCGATGCCTGTGACCCAGTTCCGCCACCTCTCCAGTGCAGTAAGCCTTGAGGAGTTAATTGCGCACATTCCCGGCTGGCCATTACCTACGCGGAGCCTTACCTGTGTTTCCAGCCACGTCAATCTCTGGTCGGTGGCAAGCATGTAGGCGTCGAGCTTTGCACTCATCCCATCTTGCTTCTGGCCGACGCTCTGCACCTCGGCAAGGATTAGGTCTGTTACTTCTACAGGCATGTGGGTACTTCTCCTATTAATGGAATGGATAGTTAAAATGTGCTCAAACCAGCCCGAAGCCATGTATTCAGAGCCGTGCAGACGTATAGATAACTGCCGTCGTAGGCCATGCTTCCAGCGGTTCCGGTTGCACTCGAACTCGCTGGAGCGGAGGCTAGTAACACATAATTACCCGCTGGTTGTTTTCCGGCTAAGTCCGCTACAAGGTTGGTAACCTGAGACTCCGCGATGTTGGGGATGTCTGTACTCAGTAAAGCTGGAAGCTGTGCGTGGGGAAGTGTACCCGTAGTGATATCGGAGGCGGATATCGTCACATTGGCCGATAGTGCATGACCGTTGATGGTTGTGGTCTGGGGCACCTTGGCATTGATTGCACCCTGCACGTCCGTGATCGTGCCTATCTGAGTGGTGCCTGATATGGAGACGGTTCCGGCCACTCCGAGAGCGCCCGCTACCTTGTCCCATGTCAGCGCCGGGGAGCCGTAGAACACACCCTGAGAATTGACTTGAATGCTTTTGTCTTGTCCTCCTGGGTTGGCTGTAACCGTGACGGGGAAGCCTCCTGTAGTGGGCGCTGGGCTCGATGTGGTTGTACTTGACGGGGTGCTGGATGTTTTTGAGGTTGACGATCCGCTCGCTACTGTGACCGGAGCGGAACGCTGAACCGGAGGCGTCAGGATCGGCAGAGGTGTGGCGCGGTGTTGAGGAATACCTGCCTTGAAGAACTGACGCAGGCTATCGGCAGAGACGGGCGTGAGCGCCGGGATACTGCAGCGTTGGAAAGGATTACCGCCGTCCGGCTCAGGTGCGGACATGGGCGCATCGCTGTGCTCCAGTACTGGGGAGAGTTGAGCTACGTCGGGCTGGAAGTCTACGCGGTTAGAGTTCGACATGCACCCCTCCAAAAACGGTCAACGAGAGCAGTTCTTCCGGATAAGCGTCGGCTCCAAAATCAACTTGGATTTGCATACTCCTGCACCATGCAGGTAGTTGTGATTGCGACAAGTACGCCCGCTTGGAACTCAGGGAAGAGCTTGGTGGCAAGAGCGGAGGGTCGTTTACAACCGTGTCCAGCGAGGTGAACTCGCCCGTGTAGTAGGGGAGAGCCTCGTCCAAAATCACACCCAGAATGGGGAGGTTGGCTCCGGGTATACATGGTGCGTCGTAGGTGAGAAATACCACCTCGGCAAGCTGCCCCGGATAGGCCAATACAATTGACCCGATAATGGCGTTTGCGCTGTACGGCGTACCGTTGTCGGAGGAGACAGTGAGGTCTCGTTTTAGAATCGCTTCCCCAGTAGAAGATGAGCCCACCAATAACTTATGTACGCCTGGACTGATTTCGATACTCTGCACGGCGGAGCACCCGCCCGTGAGTGCGGCAAAGGGACTCCAGACAAGGCCAGTTTCGGGCGTAGACGTGGGATTGCAGCGGTACCAGCCAGTAGCCCCGTCGCTCACATAGATTGCCTTGTCCTTTGAACCGTCTACATGCCACGAAACGTATGCCGTGGCCGGGTTGAATCCCTCCAGCAAATCGCCGATAGGGAAGCCCAACTCGGATACTCCGCCATCGGTGGTGATGGCAAGGAATTGACCATCGGATGTAAGCAGCATGGGAGTGCTGCCGTTGACGGCGAGGGCGTGGTAGTGCAGGAGCCCAACTCCGTCGATAAAGTCCGTGACATAGAAAATGGAGTCGATGCCCGTGCCCAAAATTACAAACACATCGCTGACCGTAAAGACCAACAAGCCTGACGGCGTGCTCACCATTCGTGTGACAATGCTCGGAAAAATGAAATAATTTAACGGCGGGAATGACTGCACCGCCACGCCCACACTGGTATAGCTCTGCGAGTAGTAGACGGTGTTCCCAACCGCAACCCAGACACGTCCAAGGTGGTACTCGGGAGCTACGGAGCCTACAGGAGGCGGGTCGTTGGCGTCGTCAATCGCTGCCTGGATAAACAGATTCAGGGTGGAATCCGGGTTGGTGTCCTTCAGGTTCCACTTCCCATTGACGCCGGGGTTTGGAATCTCGTCCATAAAGAGGAATGTGGAGCCGCCGTCTACGGTGCGGAAGAGCCACACGGCATCTACCTGAGTGTCGCTGGAGCCAACACCACTCAACGGTACATCGATGTTGCCCATCACCGGGCCTGTCGAGTAGCTGGCGGATGAGGCGGTAGATACATGGCCGTCAACACAGTGGTAGGCGTAGACGTACGTCCAGCCGGAGTATGCCGCTACTGTGCCGCTGCCGCAGTTGAGCCAAGTGAGCCCGCCGTCCGTGGTCGTGCTGCCGGGGGTGAGCGCCCACGTCGGCGCTGTGGTGCCGGAGGTTCCGGTATTTTGGAGTACCTGGAGGTTTCCATTGATATCGACAATCGAAGCCGTAGGTCCGGTGTAGGTGTAAAGGGTGTTGGCTTGCCAAGACGATATCGTTCCACAGTTGATCCAATGGGCGTTGCCGTCGTTGGTCACGCCATAGAGCGTCGTAGACCACTTGGGAACCGATGATCCGGTTGTGAGCGCCCCGCCAGAAACTCCGATATCCTCCTCGATGACCATGTTGACTTCGTAGATGTAGTGGCACATATCGTCATGGGCATTGGTCGTAGCCATGATCTGCACGCTGGCTGGATTGGTTCCGGTGGGGAGCGTTACCGTGTCCCATTGTTTTGCTCGCCCCACTCCTCCTCCGCCAGCGCTGTAAATGTTCGTCCAAGTGCTGCCACCATCTATCGAGTAGGAAAGCTGGGCGTTGTCGTTGGTGACGATGACTGCCCGGTTCGTATCGTTGTAATTGCCGTCATCGGCATAGGTGCGGTCTACGCCGGGGTAGACTTCGCCGTTGTAGGGGATTTCCGAAAGGACGTTGATCCGGCAAATAGGCGGCGTCGATCCTGAGTAGGTGTTGAAACCCCAGACACAACTTCCTGACCGATCAATGTGCTGCATGATGATGTAGGCAAACGTAGTGGGGTCGCCATCGGTCGCGGCTGCGGTGTTGTTGTAGGCGTTGTAGTCGGGAGTACCATTGCTGACTACGGCGGGCGTCAAGGTCTGTCCGCCGACCGGAGCGAAGGTGCTCATCAACTGGATGAAGCCGTTAGGGTCAAGCACTGTGTAGCCAGCCGTCGTGCTTGTATTAGGGGACCAGTAGCGGCAATCGGAGCCCGCATACGCGGATGCCTGATTGGTCGGGGCGGAAGGAGGAAAGGCTACGCCCCAATTCTGGACCGCACTCCCCATGCACATCCAATTGACGGTGCCATCGCTTACGATGGTGCCGTAGGTGGTGCTCCATGTGGGTTGAGTGCTGCCGGAAGTGCCGGAATCGCCCATGCAAGTCCAAACCAAAGTGCCGGTGCCGTCGTCGGTTGTAGCGCCTAACGTGACCGCCCATGCTGGCTGAGAAGTGCCGGAAGTGCCCGCTGTCGTGACTTGCTGAATGTTTCCGTTGTTGTCAACGACGTACTGGCCGACCGTGTAAGCCGTGGAGACAGCCCATAACCCAGTCGGAGCTACAGCTTCTTGCACGTTGTTGTTGGGGTCAACGATGAATTGCCCGGTAGTGTAGGTCGTATTGGCAGACCACGGCGCGGAGGTGAGCCATTTCTTCTGGTCAACGCCATCGCCCCAGAACAAGGTGTTTCCGATGCTCTTGAAGATTGAGGCTCCGGCTCCGGTGCTTTTGGTGTATACCGTCGTATTGGTCGTGGTGGCGTCGTACACGGTGGAAGCTGTGTCCGCCATCACCTTAATGACTTCTTGGGTGCCGTTGTAATACCGGAAGGGGTAGAAGGAATAGACCGCGCCAATGTCCGCCGAATTGAATACAGAGAGACCGGGACGGCGGGCAAGCGTGAGGCGGTTGGTTAACTCGGTATTTAGACCACTGATAAGCGCATCGCCACGGGCTCCTAGGAACTTCTCCTCGTAGCGGGTGGACGCGGCATCGCGCAGAGGATTGCGCTGAGTCCAGAGACCTCCGAAGAAGCGATTGAGATGGATTGGTGCATAGCGAGTGGGCTTGGAAGCCGCACCGGCTTTCTGTAGTTCATTCATTCATTAACCCCAAGGAAAGAGCATGGAAGCCGGGTAGGGGCTTCCGGGAGCTACTTCCGCTCCGCATCCGCCCTGGATGCTTCGACCGGGATACATCGAAAACTCCTCGGCTTCGCGGTCGCTGCTGCCAAGTGCCTTCTTGATAAGAGCCTCAAAAAGCATGTATTCCTTCTCGTAACGCTCGTCGTCCGCTGCTTTGAGAGCCTTCGCCAAGAATCCTTGGCGGTAGACATACGCCAACTCGTCGGGGATGGGAGCCCAGGTCTGGGATAGAGAAGTAATCAGCGGGGGCTTCTTTTGAAATACCGGAGTAACCTGCCAAAGAGTTCCAGCCTGCGAAGGTAGAGGAGATACACGGAAGCTAGAAGCTTGTGGGTCAACCATCGTCCATACAACCGTGTTATCCGCAGTTGTAGCCCCAATCGATGTAGCCCATGTAGGCGCAGTACTTCCCGTGGTTCCGTAGGTGGTGATGACCTGAATGTTTCCATTGCTGTCCCAGATCCCCGTGTACGGCTGTGCGGGCATGGCATTTGCCCCGATACCGGAGGCGTAGGCCGTGCTGGCAGTCCATATTCCTAGCTGTGCTTCCGCATTCGGCACCCAGCTTAACTGCGTTGGCGTGTACTGATAGCTGGTGGGGAGAAGCTCCCGCACAACCTCCATACCGTAGATAGGCTTGGGTATCGAGGTGTTGTTGATGTCAACTCGGGTGCAAGTCTCAATCCAACTGAGGTTGGCAATCGATGTGGGATAGTCCTGCTGGAGGCTGTTGGTCAAGAAGGGCGGAGCAATCACCCGGTTCCATTTCCAATTGAAAGGCTCGGCAAGTATCTCCGCCAATACTTCGTTGGCGATTACAATGGCGGTCGAGCTTTGCCCCATGCCGTAACCAGCCACGGGTGTACCCAAGACCTGCGTGAGTACCGGGTAGGTACGGGCGTAGTCCAAAACGTTTTGTACAGAAATCGTGGAAGCCATACCTAAGAAACAGGTAGTCGGCAAACTACTCGGGGATTGCGATTGAGGTGAGCCTACCCACGGGATTGCCGACTGAGTTGTGCTGCGAGGTTCGAGTCCACGCTCTGGCGGCTGTTAATCAGGTGGGACTCCAGCATGATGTTCTGCTGCGTGGCTTCCAACGCGCCGTTGGCTGCTACAAGCTGGCGGGTGAAGGTCTGCATTTGGATGGGGAAGCGACTATCGTCGGTCATTTCAAAGGTGGAGGCGAGGAACCCCGAGTTGTATACATAGGCCAGACGGTCTGGAATCGGGCTCCAGTAGTCGGACGGGGTGCCGAACAAGGTTGCAGACTTCTGATAAATCAACTTGACCGTGTAGGCCGCATCGGGCACAGGGTAGAGCCTGAATGTGATGTTGCCCTGTCCGTCATCCAACTGCGGGGCAATGTGCGCGGGGCGTCCTTGGTCTGTGGAATCATGGAGTACAAGGCTGATGTCGATGGCGAACATGCCACTGCTGCCGGACACGGAAGCCTTCTCCGGGAAGCCATAGTCCGCCACGGAGACGGTGTAGTCCTGAGTACCTGCCGTGGTAGTAAAACTCACAGAGTTCCGGTTCCACGGCCACGCAAACGAGAGAATCGCCTGCTTTACGTTGTTGGCGGTGGTGATGGCGGGCTCGTTGTCCACCCCGCCTACTCCGGTGAGTGGCTGGAGGCGGACAAAAGCCTGCGCCCAATTGATCGTCTGCGTGAGCGTGGTGGACATCGATTACCTCTGCTGGCGGGCGTTACCTAGAAAATCGCGCTTCACATAACGGAGGTAAAAGTTGTAATCCTTGTCCTCGGGTGTGAAGACGCCGAAGCAGGTACCGCAGATAAAGCGGATATTTCCGTCACAGCCTCGCTGCCCGCCAAAGTTGTACTTGCCGTCGTCGCGCTGGTGGGTGCAGTTAGCCTTGGCTGCTTTCTTGCCCTCGATCTTGTTTAGTTCCATCGCCCGTATCTGTTCCTGTGACTCCTTGGGCGTCTCTACAATCTGGGGGCGCTTGGCTTCGCGGATAACCTCAGCTAGTAAACTCTTGAGGTCTTCGGACGTGAGATTGATACCCTCAGCTTTTTCTGCCATTGTGTGTTCCTTTAGCGGGATGGACTCCCGAACTCTTTTCTTGTCTGCGATGCGGTAAGCAACCCGGCATCCTTAAATCGGTTTACAACCGTTCGCCAGCCACGCTGTTCCTGAATGGGAAGGTTCCGTTCGTCTACGTGCGCGATGGAGTACTCAGGGGAGTTCCCCTCGTGGCAGTACGTCACATACTCCACGGTGTTACCCTTGGCCACACATAGGGAGATGTCACCCTTGATATTCCCCGGTACTGCATGTAGCCCGCTCACTATGCGCCGAAGCTTCAAAATCAGCTCCGAGTGGTGCATGGGTTTACCCCAGCGGGCGGCGGAGTTTTTAAGCTCCTCCTGATTGGACAACCTATACCGCTGTAGGCGACGGTCATTGTCTTCCGCTAGATATGCGGGTATCTCATCCGGTGCCTTGCGGCTCCGAAAGAGGCCGTCTACGCAAGACAAGCAAAAAGCGTTGGGGTCGTTCATCTCCGCCTGTGCCCTTGCACGGTTGCTGAAGTCGGAGGCGGGCTTAACGTCCTTACAGTAGTTGCATCGAATTCGGTCAGTGGTAATCGTTGCTGTCATAGGTAAAAAGGGGAGGGTAATAATCCCTCCCGGTTAGGGTTAGCCTGTAATTGAGGACTGGCTGCGGATACGACGGAAGCCCATCACAGAGCCCGGACGTGGTGCCGCAACATCGAGAAAGCGGTAGCTTACAGCTCCGCCAATCTGCAACGCAGGATCAACTACGCTGGGCTCGAACTCAAGGATGCGAGCCCGGAAGTTGCCCTCGGGAGTATCGGAATCACCCAACTTGATCTTGAACATGGCATCGGCACCCGCGATATAGGTGCTGAGTGCGATGTGTCCGCTCAAAGGGCCTGAGCCGAGAGTTGCAATCGGAACGTTGGGTGAGGTAATAAACTTCACGCCAGCGAACTCGACCACGTTGTAGTTGTTGCCCTTACCCCAGCCGTCACGAAGCAACTGCTGGCCGGACTCAGACCGCTTCAAGATGTCGGTGATTCCGTTGTTGGTGGGATCATTGAACAAATCGGCAGCACAGTACGGGTGAATGAGGCCGCGAAACTTCCCGTCCTCAAAGGGCAGGATGTTGTTACCTTCCAGCCCTGCTACCTGAGTGCGAATGGTGGACGCGGTTACATAGGTGCCCGGAGCCAAATCCACGATGGTGCTGCTGTCCAGCGCCGTAGCAGTGTCGAACTCCATCTGGCAGATGGTGTCCGAAACCAGAGCGCCACGGTAGCCCAGCACGCGGGAGAGGTTCTCCAACATCGGGTCGATAGCGATCTCTTTGCTAAAACTGGAGACTGTGATGTAATCAGCATATTCGCCAAGTACCGCTTGTACATCAGGAGCGGTGGGAACAAGCCCGGTACCTACCTGTCCTTCAGTCTGGGTCGGGGGTTGATTTCCTGCAGTGACGCCGGAAGTAGCCCAGCCAGTGGCATAGCTGAAGAGCTGGATAGTCTTGCCCTTGTTGGGCGGGAGGGAACGGGGCGTGGTAAGAGTGGCAAAAGCGAGATGCATGAACAAACTCTCGATTGCCTGCGACTCGTAGTACACGGCCTGAGTGTTACTCAGGTTGGAGTTGGTTACTGCGGAGGCTGTGAGTGCCATAGTGAATCCTTATAATGCGGTGTTAGTGCCCCACCGACCGCAGAACAATCCGTTTGCGTTCTTCCGGTGACAGCTTCAGCATGTCGTCTACGGTTAAGGTCTTCGGCTTGGGCTCCTCGTCTTCGGTAACAACCGATTGACGGGTGGATAAGCCAACGTGTTTCTTGCGGGGCGCTGGTTCTTCTACGCGCCTTACAGGGGCAATGCGCTCCTGCGGTGTTTCCTTCTCAGACACCAATCCGGCGTCCATCAAATCCTCGAATGCAATCTCAAGGTTCGCCTTGGTAAAGGCGAGGTTGTTCTCCCTGAGATACTTCGTCATCGCCTGTTCATTGGCTGGCGTGTTCGCATATTCGGGGTGGGCAGTGACGAATGCCGCTCCCTCCTGCTGCGCCCGCAATGCGGCGGTGGCCTTCCTACCCTCGGTCAATGCCTCCCGAATCTCATCGGGAGAAGCGCCCACCGTGGCCTTGATTAACTTGGCGACGGCTCCGGTAGGGTTGGTCTGCAACTCCTGCCCGAGTAAAAACTTTTCCTCCTCGGTCAAGGTGCTGGGCTCAAAACTGTTATCGGGCTTGGCAAGCTCTTTTTTGCTTTCCTTTACCTGCCTGCTCAAGTCCTTAATCTTGCGGGTGGCGTTGAGCAGCCGGGGAGATCCCTGACATTTTAGACCGGAGACATCCCTGACACTTTGGTTTGTGGTTGCTCCTCGGTTTTGCCGAGGGGATGGGGTGCAGGGGA